CGTACACCCGCGACATGCAGGTGATTCCGCTCGCCCCGACCGTGACGTCCCCGGACACCCTGCCGTTCGCGCTCGTCACCGACACCACCCTCGCGATCCGCGGCCCGAAGTACGTCGGCCGCGGTCACGGGCTGATCAGCAGCATCTGACCCATCGATCCTCGCGCGGGGGCCGGTAGCCGGGCACGCGGCCCGGCCCTCGCGTGAGCCCCAAGGGAGTGAACCCCCATGTTCCTGCGTAAGAAGAACGGCGGCGCCACGATCGACGGTCACGAGTGGGCCGAGGACGGTGCGGTCGCCGAAGTCCCGGACGAGCTCGGCGCGGACCTGCTCAGCCTCGCCCCGGACGAGTACGAGCACGTCGTCGACGAGCCGGCCGACGGCGACCAGGGCGACCAGGGCGACCAGGGCGACGTGAAGAAGCCGAATCAGGCCGCGTCCGCCGCGGACTGGCAGGCGTACGCGCTCACCCAGGGTCTCCCGGCCGAAGTGGTCGAAGCCGCGACCCGCAAGCAGATCATCGACCACTTCAACGGCGGCCAGTCCCTGACCGAGCAGGCGTAAGGCGATGCCCGCGGACACCCCGACTCCGCTGTGCACGTGGGCGCAGGTCACCGAGGGTGCGTTCGCGAACCTGTTGCAGGGGTACACGTCGCCGACGACGCAGGCGGATTTGCTGTCCGAGGCGACCCGGATGTGCGAGGACGCTTGCGATCGCCGGTTCGTCACGTTCACCGAGACCCAGACGATGCGCGCGGACTCGCTCGACGTCGAGGACGCGCTGGACGCGTACGTGCCGCTCGACCCGACGTCGCAGCTCGGCTTCTCCCGGGCCATGAGCCTCGGGTCGACGCTGTTGACGCGGCATTTCTGGGTGCGGCAGTACCCGCCGCGGTTGCCGGACTTGTGGGCGGGCACGATCAACTCGATCACGCTGCGGCGCTCGTTCTCCGGCGTCCAGAACGTGGACGTGTCGCAGATCCAGTACGAGCCCGACACCGGGCACGTGCGGTTCCAGCTCGGCACGTTCGTGCCGCCCGGCACCACCATCGTGTGCTCCTACACGGCGGGCTACACGACGATCCAGGCGGCGCTGGTCCGCGCCTGCAAGTACATGGTCGCCAGCATCGCGGTACGGGAGCTGGACCCGATGCAGAACGGCGGCCACGACCCGGATCTGCTGCGCACCGACGCGCTCGACGCGTTGGCGCCGTACGTGAGGCAGTGATGGCCCGGTCGCGGTTCCGGACGCACTACGGGCGGATCCGGCACCACCCGATGGTCACCCGCCGCGCCCGACTGCACCACGGTTTCCTCACCCGGTTCCACCGGCCGGTCAACGGCGGCCACCGCCGCCACCACCACGGCCTGCCGGCCCGCGCGCACCCGGTCCGGCGCATCCGGTCCGCCCACGCCGCGCACCTCGTCACCCACAGGGCGAAGAAGTCCACCGCCGTCCGGCGGACCAAGGCGCACACCAGCCGGACACGCCTGTCGCACACCAAGATCGCCGGCGGCCACAAGGTCTCGACTGCGCACCGCCGGCCCGGGATCCACGCCGCCGGCCACAAAACGGCGACCCACCACGGCACGCACCGCACGGTGTCGGCGGCGACCCGGGCGAAGATCTCGCACAGCCTCACCGGGAAGCACCACCCGCACCGCGGGCACGCGATGTCCGCCGCGACCCGCGCGAAGATCGCCGCCGCGCTCCGTGCCCGCCTCAAGGGGCGCCCGCACCCGCACAAGGGCCACCACATGTCCAACGCGGCCCGGCAGAAGGTCTCCCGCAAACTCACCGGCCGGCACAACACCAGCCACCGGCACCACGGCTGGAAGCCACGCAAGAAGAAGTGACCTGAGGGGGGTGAGTGAGTGTCGACTGCTGACGTCCCCGCCCGCGAAGCGGCGTGGCTCTCTGCCTACAACCCGGCCGATGGGCTGCCGCCGCTGCTGGCGGCGAACGGGGGCCCGTGGCAGGTCGTGCAGGCGTATTGGCCGCGGACCCCGGACACCATGGGCAAGCGGATTTACGTGATGCGGCACAGCACCAAGAACGAGCGGTTCGCGAACGTCCAGAAGATCAACAAGTACGTGTTGCGGCTCGTGTGCTTCTGGCCGATGACCGTCATCAGCGGATCGACCGAGCAAGCCCAGGCCGATTTCGACGTCGCGCTCGACGCCGTCATCACCCGGATCGTCGGCCTCCAGCTGGACAAGACACACGGCAACAGGTTCCTGTCCGTCGCCGAAGACCCGGCCGGGATCGACCTCGTCTACCACGACCCGGTGCAGACCCTCGCGCAGCAACTGGGGCTGGCCGCCGAGATCACCTACAACGCCGACGACCAGAACTACAACGCCTAGGAGTGGCTGTGCTGCAACGAAACATCACCGGATACACGCTCGTGGTGCAGCCACCGGACGGCTCCCACGGCGCACCGTTCGAGCTCGCGCCCGACGAGACCGTCGACTACCCCGACCCGATCGCCGGATGCGCCACCGCCGAGCCCGCCACCGCCGAGCCCGCGCCGGCCGACCAGGCCGCGGCGAAACCGGCCACCAAGACCCCCGCCAAGACCAAGGCCGCTGATGGAGGCGCGTCGTGACTTACCTCTCCAGGCTCGCAACCATCGGGCTCGCCAAGGAAACCACCCCGGGAACCTACGCTGCCCCGACCGTGTCCGTGCCCTTCACCAAGGGCCAGTACACCGACGACATCAACCAGATCAAAGACGAGTCGATGCGCGGCAACGACGTCCTCCTGCAGGGCGTGTACCAGGGGACCGTGCACTCCTCGTTCGACGTCGAAACCTGGTTCTACCCCGACATCACCGGCCACTGGCTGCGCGGCATGATCGGCCCCGACACCGTCACCGCCGGCGTGTCGACCGCGCTGTCGGCGTCGACCACCGCCGGCGCGACCTCGATCACCACGACCGCGTCGATCGCCGCGAACACCTACATCCAGATCGACACGGCCGCGAACCTCGAGTACGCCAAGGTGACCGCCGTGTCCGGCACCGGCCCGTACACGCTCACCGTGACCGGCGCCGGAGCCTCCAGCGGGCTGCTGTACGCGCACACCTCGGCGGCCGCGGTCGTCGCCCAGACCCTGCACACCTTCAAGCAAGCGCGCACGTTCTCGACGGTGTGGCCGACGTATTCGTGGACGGTCACCGACGGCGTCGAAACCCGCGGGTTCCCGGGCTGTGTGATGTCGGACCTGCAGATCAAGATCGACCCGAAGGGTGCGGTGTCGATCGCTCCGAAGTTCCTCGGCTGGCCTGGCGCGGCCCAGGCGACGTGGACCTACGCGGGGTCGAAGCTTGCGCCGTTCCTCGGCTGGCAGTGGCAGATGACCAACGCCGGCGGCAGCTCGAACCGCGGGCTCACGTTCGACGTGAACCTCAAGCGCGCCACCGAGGCCATCCACGCCAGCATGGCGCAGCAGGGCCCGCGTGAGGTGTTCCCCGGTGCGATCGACGCGGCCGGCACCTACAAGGCGATCTACGACTCGCAGACGGACCTGAACCTGTACCTGAACGGAACCCAGTCGCCGACGGTCGCGTCGCTGACCCAGCCGATCGCGGCCGGGGCGGCGTCGCTCACGTTGACGATGTCGCAGTCCGCGTTCACCAAGGGCGCCGTCGAGCTGGGCGGCCAGTACATCCAGGCGGCGTTCGACATCGGCGGCATCAACAACGCCACCGACGGCGGCGCCATCGCCGCCACCCTCCTCAACTTCCAGTCCGCCGCCTACTGATCCAGAAAGGACGGTCGCCACGTGCCTGGCTACCTGAACCGCTTCATCGACATCGACCTCGCCGAATACGGCGAGGGCTGCTTCGTCCGGATCCACAACCCGAAAATCCTGCCGCAGTCGATGATCGAACCCTCGACGCGCGTCGAGATCGACGACGCCGGGAAGCCCGTCGACCGGGACGCCGCCGAGGCCGGCGGCAACGAGGTGCTGTGCCGCATCATCAAGGACTGGTGCGTCTACGACGCCACCGACCTCGAGGCCGAAGAGCAGGCGCAGCTGCCGCTTCCCGCCACCCCGGAGCTGATCGCGAAGCTCCCGGTCGGCGTCAAGATGGAGATTCAGAAGGCGTTCACGGACAACATGCCGTCCCCAAAATAGAACCCGGGGACCCGTACTACGAGGACGTCTACCTCCCAGTGATGTCCATCGTGGACGGGACGTGGGCAAGTGGGCCCGCTCCGGAGGAATTCGTGGCGTGGCTGCTGATGCGGGAAATGCACTGGTCGTGGGAAGACTACGAGCGCACCCCGCCCTACGTGCGCCAGATCTCGTTCGACTTCCTGCAGCTCACCTTCGAGGAAGAACGACGACAGGCGGAGGCGAACCAGAGTGGCTAGCGAACTCACCCCCGGGCAACTCTCCGAAACGTTCAGCCGCATGTCCGCCCAAGCGCTCGACCGCGGCCGGCGCGCGCTCGAACCGCTCGCGATCGTCATCGAGAACCAGGCGAAGACGAACGCGTCGAACGGATCCCACCCCTACGGCACGAAAACCCCGGCGTCGCCCGGTACGGGCCCGGCGATCGTCTCCGGGTCGCTGCGCCGGGCGGTCACGCACACCGCACCGGTCGCATCGGGAGGCGGCTGGACCGCCACCGTCGGCATCGCCGGCGGCGTCTACCCGCCGCGCCGTCCGAGCTCCGGGAAACGCGGCGGCCGCGGAAAAGCCACCCCGGTGTCGAAATACGCGGAGTTCCTGGAGACCGGGCTCCGCAACGGCGAGCGCTACCCGTTCCTGCTCCCCGCGTTCCATTTCGGCGTCACGATCGCCGCCCCCACGATCTACCGCACGGCCTTCGGCACCGGCTGGAACACCGCCGCCTAACCCTGCCCCACCCCCTGCCTCCTTGAGCCGTTCGACCTGACCTGAGGAGGTGCCGGTGGCTGAGTCTGTGATCGCCGACCTGATGGTGGTGCTGACCACCAAGGTTGACGCCGCGGTGACGGGGTTCACCACGGTCGGCACCGCGGGCGAGGAGATGGCCGCGAAGGTCGCCGCCGCGACCTCCTCGATGACGGCGGAGTCGGAGCGGCTGTCGGCGTCGCTGGGGGCGGTGGGGGCTCGCGCGGACGAGACCGCGGCCCAGGTGTCGGCGTCGTCGACGGTCATGGCCGACTCGGCGACGAAGTCGTCGTTCGCGCTGGAGAAGATCGGCATCGCGTCGCAGACAGCCGCCACGGAGAACAAGCTCGCGGCGGAGCAGATGGCGGCGCAGACCGCGTCGCTGTCGGCGAAAATGGAGCTGGCGGCGACGAAGGCGGCCGCGTCGAACGACGCGATCGGCGCGTCGTACAAGAAAGCCGAGGCGGAGTCCTCCAAGTCCTCGATGGGGCAGGCGAAGAACTTCGGCATGGCCGCGCTCGCGGTCGGCGCGGTCGGTGTGGTCGCGGTCGACATGGCCGCCAAATACGAGACGTCCACGAACAAGCTCGTCACGAGCGCGGGGGAGTCGAAGGGCGCGCTGGACGAGGTCCGGCAGGGGATGCTGGGGATGGCCGGCGAGGTCGGTGTCTCCGCGGAGAAGCTGTCGGACGCGATGTACAAGGTCGAGTCAGCCGGGTATCACGGTTCGGCCGGGCTGGGTTTGCTGAAGGCCGCGGAGCAAGGCGCGAAGGCTGAGGGCGCGGACGGCGCCCGTGTCGCGGACGCGCTGTCGTCTGCGATGCGGGACTACTACCCGCATGCCCAGTCGGCCGCGGACGTCACGAAGTACTCGACGGACGTCATGAGCAAGCTGATCGGTGCGACGTCCGCGGGCAAGATGACGTTCGACGAGCTCTCGGGGTCGCTGAACTCGATCTTGCCGGTGGCGTCGGCCGCGAAGGTCTCGCTCAACGACACGCTGGGTGTGCTGGCGTCGATGACGGTGCACGGCATCTCCGCCGAGCAGGCCACCCAGAACATGGCCGACGCGATCCGGCACCTGCAGGCGCCGACCCAGACGATGTCCAAGGCCATGGCCACGCTCGGGATCGACTCGCAGGACGTTGCAGCGAAGCTCGGCGAGCGGGGCCTGTCCGGCACGATGCAGTTCCTGTCGGACAAGGTCAAGAACTCGATGCCGCCCGGCTCCGACCGCGTCATCCTCGAACTCGGCACCGCCGCGTCGAAGTCGACGCCGCAGGTGCAGGCGCTGGCGCAGAAGGTCCTCGACGGCTCCATCACCATGGCCGCGTTCTCCAAGGAGGCCAAGGGACTCGACCCCATCAGCGCGAAGCAGGCGGCGTCGTTCGCGACTCTCGCTGCGAGTTACCACCAGCTCGGGAATCAGCAGATGTCCGGCGGCCAGGTGATGGCCACCTACGGCGGCCAGATGCAGAAGGTCATGGGCGACGCCACCGGCCTGAAGGTCGCGCTGATGACCACCGGGGAGAACGCCGGCTACACCGCTGATGCGATCAAGCAGGTCTCGGGGTCCACAGCGGACGCGAAGGGGAACGTCAAGGGCTGGGCCGAGGTCCAGGACTCGTTCAACCAGAAGATGGCCGAGACGAAGGCCAGCCTCGGCGCGCTGGCGATCAACCTCGGGAATGCCTTGCTGCCGGTGTTGAAGCCGGTTGTGGATGTGTTTGCCCAGTTCGCTGGGTGGCTCGCGAAGAACCCTGCCATCGCGAAGGCACTGGCGATCGCGGTCGGTGTCCTGACTGTGGCGTTGATCGCGATGACGGTGGCGTTGTGGGCGGCGTCGCTAACGCCGATGACGTTGATCGTCGGGGCGATCGTCGCCGGCGTAGTGCTCCTGATCGCGGTGATCGTGCTGCTAATCACGCACTGGAATCAGGTGTGGCACGCGATCGGCGAGGCGCTGCACGCGGTCTGGACCGCGGTGATCAAGCCGGTGGTTGATGCGATTGTGACCGCGGCGAAGGCGGTGGGTTCGGCGTTCGTGTGGCTGTGGCAGACGGTCCTGAAGCCCGTCTTCGATGTCCTGTCGACGGCGTTCCGGTTCATCGCGATGATCGTCACCGATGTGGTGGTCGGGCCGATCGTGATCCAGGTGCGGATCCTGGCCGGGATTTTCACGTGGCTGTACAACAACGCGATCAAGCCGGCCATCGACTGGATCGGGACCGCGTTCCGCTGGTTGTACGACAACGTGTTCAAGCCGATCGGCGGGTTCATCGTCGACGCGGTGCACGCGGTCGGCGACGGCTTCAATTGGGTGTGGCAGAACGTGATCAAGCCGGTGATCGACGCTCTGTCCGCGGCGTGGCATTGGGTCTACGACAACGCAATCAAGCCCGTCGCGGACTGGATCAAACGCGAGTGGGACATCATGGGCCGCGCCATCCAGATCATGCACGACCAGTACTTCCAGCCGGTCGTCGACGCGATCTCCGGTGCTTGGCATTGGCTCTACGACAACGCGATCCGGCCAGTCGCGGACTGGATCGGCGGCGCCGTCCACAATGTCGGGCAAGCCTTCTCGGACGCCTTCACCTGGGTCAAGTCGATCATCAGTGATGTGTGGAACTTCGTCAAACCGATCTTCGACGCGATCGGGAACGCGATCTCCCACGTCTCCAGCGCCCTCGGCGGCGTCGGCAACATCATCTCCTCGACCTTCAGCGGCATCGGCCACATCTTCGGATTCGACGACGGCGGATTCGTGCCCGGCGCGCCCGGGGCGCCGATGCTCGCCGTCGTCCACGGCGGCGAGTACGTCGTCTCCAACGACATGCAAGCCGGGCGGGCACCGATCGACCCGAAACTCGGCGGCAGCCTTGTGTCGTCCGGCGGAATCCGCGCCGGCGGCGGTGGCGGTGGGGGAGGCGGGGCGCCTGTCGTCAACATCGTCGTGCAGGGCACCACCGTCACCGAACGCCAACTCATCGACGTGATCGAAACGGGAATGCTCCGCGCCGGCCAGCGCCGCCCGGTCACCTATCAGAACTACCGGAGGTGACCTGTGGCGACGCCCTACGAGGATGAGGCGATCTCCTTCCCTGTGGGGGTGGCCTCGGCACCGCCGTTCAACTGGTGGCTGTCGCTCGCGAACCGCCGCATCGGCCAGAGCACCGTGACCCGCGGGAAGCAGTACGAGCTCGACACGGTGCGAACGGGCGAGTACCAGGCCACCTACGACAACCGGGATGGCCGGCTGTCGCCGAACAACACGTCGAGCCCGTTCAGCCCGAACGTCACCCCGTACCGGCCGGTCCGCAAGCGGTTCCAGTACCCGCCCACGCCGAACATGCTGACCCCGAACCAGGCCAGCTCCGGAGAAGCACCGGTCGGCGTGAACGGTGTCGACGGCCCCATCGCGCCCGGCAACACGGTGCCGCAGCTGTTCTCCGCGGTGCTGAACCCCACCGTCGCGGCGAGCGGCACCGCGTTCGAAGGCACCCAGGTCATGCAGATGTCCCTCGGGGCGAGCGTGGCGCCGAGCACCGCGTTCGTGTGGGTGCCGGGCTGGTCCGTCATGCCCGGCGCGCAGCACACATTCTCGGTGTACGTGCGCACCCCGACCGGCACGTCGGCGCTGAGTGTGCAGGCGACGATCAACTGGGTGGGGGCGAACGGGCTCCAATTCCAGACCGTGGCC